AGATTGTTAGGTTTAGTTTTTAGAAAAAAGTTTTAGGTTTTTAGTTAGATAAGGGCTCCAAGTGCTAGCCTGGATGGTGGACAGGGCCATGGCCGTCTCTTCCCCGATGGCAATGTCCAGCGATTCGTACTTGATCATTGTGACCGGCTTCTCTGGGAAGGTGTTCACCCACACATTCATGGAGCGGGAAATCTTGTCTACCTCTTCCGCCGTTGCCAGCATCCGAGGCTTTTCTTTTTTTTCAGAGATCACGCTTCACCGCCTTGTCCGCCACACGGACCCACTTCTCTATGTTTTCTGCCTTGCTGGCCTCGAACCAGTGGGATTGTGCCTGTCCGTGCATGGCCTTGCTGAATACCAGGTTCTTGTCCGTCAGCACCTTTGTGCTGCCTTTCTGTGCGTAGCTGCTGCCTGTAGCGGGATCTACCATCAGCTTTCCGTGGTATAGGTAACGAGATTGTGGCCCAGGATAAATAACTCTGGAACCATCCACCCGAGTCCTCCGGTCCAGATCCCCTGTCAGCGCCGGAACATATGGCGATGTATCCTTGCGGACCTGTACTGCCACTATGTGGGCTGCTTTATCGCTTGCAGATGAAACCTTTTCGCCCAGTGAATCCAAGCCGGATGTATGCACATTGAATTTCAGCATCAGGCTCCACCTACTTCCCAGTGGGGCATCTCCCCCCCGAAGTCCTTGAAGTCAACCGTTTTCACGTCATAGACGTAGTCATAGGCGGCTGATATCTTCTGGCTGCTCCAGTCCGGGTGGATGGCCTTCCCCTTGACGAAAAAGGTGTTCTGGCCGGGAGATAGGGTCCACATCCCGTCCCGGCTGTCACCGTTCCAAAACTCCACGGGTCCAACGTAACGCTTCTTCTCGCCGGTCACACCGTCAGTGGCGGATGCGTTGGTCGGTATGTAGAGTGCTACAGCATCGGCGTCCACAAGTCCGCTCTCGTTTACGTTTTTCCCCTTCACCGCATCCAGAAGAACGCCTTCCAGCACTGTGATATGGTTGACCGTCGTTTCCTTCATAGTGGCCGGGTCAATTTCCACCGACACGTTATAGAGCGTCACAGTATGGGGGAACACAGACGCACCCCCTTCCCCGGTAGAGCAGGCCGGTCCCGGCCAGGTACATATTCGCCGCTGCCGCCAGACCAGCTTTTGCGGAGGCGGCGGAGGCGGCCGCCTGTGCCGCACTCTCGCCTCCGCTCTGGTAAGTCTTAGACCAGCTTCCCACAGTCTGGCTCTTAAGTTCTCCGCCATCCTGGGACAGTGCAGCAGACAAAGACTTCTGCGCCAGTGCCTGGGCCGTGTCGATGGCCTGATACTGTTCAGCGACAGCGCAGCAAGCCATCTTCACGGCATCCAGATCCTTGTTTTGAGCTGCCCGTCCCTGTGTATAGTAGTCCAAAAACGAACTTGCACGCAGAGACAGGCGTGGGAAATCGGATGCCATAATGGCTGTCCCAAGGTATGTGGTTGTGTAATACCCATAGTCTACATAAGCCATTATAGAGCCTCCTTTTAGACCGATTTTGTGATAGTGACGGTATAAACCTTCTGGGCTACCCCGTTTTTCACAGTGATGGTCAGGGTGTTAGCCCCCTCCGTCCAAGTTGCCGCCGTGCCGTTGTCAACAGGGCTCTCTCCGTTAAGGATGGTCACAGTTGCATCCTCGTCCTCTGGTGTGGCCGTTACAGTGTTTGTTGCGTTGGTCGTTGTGGCTGTGTACTCCGTCGTATCTGGGTCAAACGTCGGAGTGAGTGTTAGCGCGCCAATCGTCAGCCCCGAGAGGCGCGCGCTTAACCCCCCGCCGGTGCGTAAACAGCAAAAGGGAAAGCATTTTCCAGGCCCACGTTATATGCATTGATGGGATTGGGGATCTCCCAGCCTAGCCTCATAACGGCGCGGAGGGCCACCATGTCGTTCTGCATCAGGTTATACAGGATATTCCCGGTAGTGGGGTCCTGCACCACGCCGCTGTCAAAAATCTTGAAGGTCATGTCCTGCCGAATGGCGTAGACCAGCTGGCTCCAATCGCCTACGATGGCAAGGGATTCCTCCGGATCGTAAGCGCCGTTTACAGGGAAATACATACTCATGCCGTCCAGTGCGTAGCGGGTATCACCCTGCATGTCGGTCTTGAAGATGGGCTGTCCATTCTTGTCAACCAGGCCGCGCAACTTGGCACGCATCTGGATGGCGGCCATTACACCATTGGGGATGTAACCGCTCTCTTCTACCTTGGCGATCACGCCGCCCTCGCCCATGATGTCCTTGAAAATATCGCTGGTAGCAGTCACAACAGCGTTTGCAGTGGTAGCAGAAGGGACCAAGCCATCACGCCAGGAGGTGGGCTTGTCCGTTCCATACAGAATAGCGGCGTCGATGACCTTGCCGAATGCTTCCTGGAGACGGGGGCGTACTTCACCCCAGATGTCGTAGTCGCTGTCATCCAGCACCGCCTCAGGGATTGGCACGATAACTGCAATCTCCTCGGCGTAGATCTTTTTCTTGTCCCATGCCATGTTGGTGGTCTTTTTGAGGGATGCCTTGGAGTCAGACGCTCCAGTCGTAGCCTCGCCGTTCACAAAGTAGGCGGTGGGCAGTGCGTCCAGCACGTTAAGGGTCTGAGTCTTACTGGTCATGTTTGGCAGCCGTCTGGCCATTCGCAGCACGGCGGACTCCGTTACGGCTCCCTGGATAATCTCACGGGTCACGGGTTCAGGAATAAGCCCGGAAAGTTTACTTCTATCAATAATATCAACAGCCATTTAGGTTCTCCTTTCATTTCAGTGCGCCCCGAATCAGGGCATTCATCAGGTCGTTTTCTCCTGTTTTGGAGCTTCCGCCACCCACAGGAGCGGTCCAGTCAAAAGTGGTCTTTTTGCGGTCAGCGGTCAGCGCGTCCACAGCCTGCTCAAAGGTGGTCTTATCGTTCACCATCTTCCCTGCCTTGAAAGCGATAAACTCCGCCTCCTCGCCGGTCAGGCCCTTTTGGGCCAGATACAGGTCCCGCTTCAGCTGGTCCCGCTCCGCCTCTGCGGCGGTAAGCCTTCCGGCCAGCGTATCCCGCTCTCTGGTCAGCTTATCCCAGCGTTCTTTCTCACCAGCCTGACCTTCCTTCCATGTACGGAAAGCGGTCATTTCTTCCTCGCTGGGCATGCCCTTCATGGCTTTTGCAAGCCGTTTGCCAATCAAGGTGTCAACCTCCGCCTGAGTGAAGGTTTTCTCAGGGGCGGGCTCCGGCGCAGGGGCCGGGGTAGGGTTATTGATAGGTTCGCTCATAAATACCTCCGTTTTTTGTCAGGGCCGTCGCCCTGCGGTTTTACGCCTCTCGGCAAAATAGAAAGAGCCATCAAACCGTTACAGTTCGTAACCGGTTCAATGGCTCTTGGCTCACAGGCTCTTGGCTCTATGCAATATTCACTTCGATATCGTGCTTACATGCTTTGCATCGGAATGGCATGTTTTGTACCTTCGTATCTGGCCGGATTGGAAAAAGTGCTTTCCCGCAGTGCGGGCAGCAGTACCACATTCTTCCGTTGATCTTTTTTGTCATTCGCTTCCCCCGACAATTTCGATGCGTTTAATCTCATCTTCCGTAAATCCGATCAGCAAACCGTTTTCATTCTCCACATCGAACTCCAGAAACTCATTTCCATCATCGTCAAAGTCGTAATCATACCCATAGAGCTCCCCAATCGTCATGCGCCCGCTTGTGGAAAAAACTTTAATTTTCTTTCCGAAGTAAATCTCAGGATTTTCAATTATCATTTTTTCCACCTCCCCGAAAATGGAACGCCATGAGTTCCGCTTTTGCTATAATGGATTTTGATGCTTCTTGCAATCATTATATCACCATTTCTGTTGATTGTATATCCAATCTCTCTCCCGGCGTCAATAATTTCTGTATTTTTCCACTTTTTAAAATCATCTGTAAGATTGATTTTCCCGCTACCTGCCTTTGCGTTTATGATGGCTTGTAACTCCTCCATAGAAACCGTTATTACACTTCTACCCGGTATAGCCATACCAGCCATATGCCGCGCTTGTTTCTCTGGATTGATTTCCAACGGATACCCACCGCTTTGAATTGCCTGCCTGATCGGTGCTTCCGCATCGCGCTGTATTTTGAGGGCTGAAGCCATTTGCTCAGATGCCACATCGGTATAGGTAACTTTCATCCGCTCCCGCTGCAACGGCAGCCCCGCCGCCTCGCTGAACGACTTATATTCTGCGTTTAGCCGCCGAATGCGGGCTGTCACCGATTGAGCGTCCTCTTCCAGCCCTGCGGCCTTGTATGCGGTCTGTTCCCGCTTCAGCTTGCGGACGGTCCGCTCGATTTGCCTCTGCTTCTGGGTAGCCTCATAGGCTGTATAGTGCTTATCCTCAAAGTCAACGTCGTGGCCGTCGTCAATGTGGGCCAGCTCCTCATCGGTGTATGTGCGCTCCATCACACCATCCACAAATGCAGTCCTGATATGACGGCAGTTGGCTCCTTCCAGTCCATCCACATAGCCCAGGCCACACACCTCGTAGATGTTCGGATACTTGTCCTCGGCTCTGACAGAGTACACACTGCCTTGCCATGCCTTGTGATTCTGCCATCCAACGCCCTTGTCCCGGGCTCCGATGTGAGCTGATATCTCAAAGTATGGTGTCTCCAGATATTCCGCGCTCTGCTCCGTGTACTTGGCACAGATCTGGGATACACCCGTCATCACTGCACGGCGGGCCGCTACGTCGATATGGTCCCGGTGGCCGCTCTCATAGTCCACCATGCGGAGGCCGCTGTCTGCCAGCTGCTTGACGGCGCTCTTGATTGCCTGGTTATAGCAGACAGCCCCGCTCATGATCTGCATCTCCGCGCTGTCCATCGCCCACTGATAGGCTCTGGCATAGGGCAGCATGGTCCGCCCGTTGTCCACCAAGAAGCCCATGGATCGGGTCAGGTTGCCGACCTCTCTCTGCGCCTGCGCCATGATAGTGGCAATATCTACGGCGCTCACCAGCGTCTCAGGGGCTGTTACGCCCGCAAGGTCTATGACCTCCCGGTAATACCTCTGGTTCCGCTCCACCACCTCGTCCAGCAACTTGTCCAACTCCCGACGGGAGATGTTGGCGGTGCGCTGGATGGCTTTCTCAATATCGCCTAGGTCGATACCGTGGGAGCGTAGCGCTCGGATATCCTGTACCGCCACTTCGTTCAGCTCACCGGCGATTTTCAGGCGGGAACAAATTTCATCCAGAAGTTTCAGTTCAAGGGAGCGGTACAGCTCCGCCAGCTCTTCCGGGAGGGAGTCTAATAGTTCTGGAGTGAAGGGATATTTCATTCAATCTCCTCTTCCTCCTCGTCCGTCATATCCTCCATCTTGGGGAGCATCTTCTTTGCTGTGGCCTCGTCCTCGTTGTACCACTTCATACGGTACTCCCACGGGTTCATAATGCCCGCCGCAAGGTCTTGGCGGTCGTTGTTCCGCTCGGTCGTCTTATCCTCGATGATGGAATCATCGAAGTCAATGGTGACCTCTGCATCCTCATTCAGCCCCGCCCCCATTGCCGTGTTGCCGAGGTGGAGAATGATCCGGCACAGTTCCTTGATGGCGCTCTCCAAGATAATTTCGTGCTTCTTGATGGTGCGGAACATGGTGGAATTCTCGCTGATGACCTGGGTGGCGGTGGTGATGTTCCCGCCGTCAAATCGGTAGTAGGTCTCGCCAAATCCGCACTTGCTGGACAGCAGATTAAGCTGGGTCTGCACTCCCTGAGTGTGTTCCGACGTTCGGAGTTTCATATCAATGGGCTGGATGGCGGCTCCGCTCTCGATATCCTCCGGCAACACATAATAGGCAAGATCATCAGGGTCAAAGACAGGCTCACCATCCAAATACTGCTGGGCGGACGGCTTGACCATCACCCGTTTTTTCCCAAGTACAAACTCATTGACGTAGCTGTCAAAGGCAATATCCACGCCCTTCATGCTGTCGATAGCGTTGGCGTAGACCGAAATCCCGAGTGGGATGGAGTAATCGAAGTTGTTGGCGATATTGGGCCGGTCAATGACGAATTGCCGCCGGTTACTTCCGGTGTGAACCACGGGCGGCACCCTCTCAAATCCCTGCACCGATGCCATCGGCACCTCAGCATCCACGTTCTGGTTGCGGTATGTATACAGCCGGTTCTCAATGTCATACAGGCCGTTGACCTTCCTGTGGATTTGCAGGTAGCAGTAATCGTCCCCATTGACATTGACGATATTGTCAAAGGCACACTCGGTAATGATGCCGTTCTGCCAGGCCAGGGGCCAGATATGCTCCACCGTCACATAGTCGATGATGATATCTGTGGCGCTTCCGGGAACGGGCCCCGCCTCGGTGAACCCCATGCCAACCACGCGGGGGATAAAAGCCACCGTGCCAAGAGCGAAGGCCATTTCCTGCATCTCGTTTGAGCGCACCCGGAAATTGTTCTCTTCCAGCACCCGGTCAATAAACTCCTGCTCTTTCGTTCTGTCCAGGGTAATTTCAACCCGCTCATTCATCAGGAGATTTGCCCAGTCCTCCGGGATCTTCTTCCCCATGTTGAGCGTGTACCGCTTGCACCGCACAATCCCGGCCCCATTGCGCACCCGGTAACGATGAAATCCCTTCACGTCGCCCTCATACCAGGACTTCCACTCCTGGACCTTACCGTAAAATCCCTCGTTGATGGTGGCAAAGCCCAATGATTTCAATTTGTCGATGATGGTCATTCGTTCACCTCATTACCGGGAAATGCCGAACCAGAATAGTGTTTGCGAAATATCGTATATCGTCCATGGCGTGGTCATCCGCCTTGATGACCTTGTCCACCGTTGAGTCCTCGTCCCAGCGGTACAGACCGAACTCCCGGATAGCGTCCTTACACCGGCGGTGTATTTTGAGCTTGTCGCTTTTGAGATAGACGGATGTCCGCCGTATCCCGTCCATTACGTCATTGTTCGCTTTGACCACGTGGAACTCGTTGTGCCGGAATACTGTTGTGATGAAAGACGCCGCCGACGGGTCAATGACCACATAGTCCACGTTATAGCCGTCTGCCAGTTCCCGTATCGCCTGGTAATACTCCTCATCGGTCAGCTGCTCTTGCGTCCCACGCCCGCTGTAATAATATTCATTGATGCGAACCGCTCCTTGCTTTGTTACGCACCAAAGACCTGCAGAAAAGGGGTTGAGCGTCCCGTAGTCCACGGAGATATAATACCGGCCCGCTGGCGGGTCCTCGTCCGTGATACAGTTCTCGCCGAAGTGTGGGTAGATAAGCCCCTCCGCCACCACCCAAAGGCCACGGATAAACCGATCATAAAACACGCCGGTATACATGTTCTCATACCGCTCCAGCGTCTTTTCACTCAGCCCAGGGTTATCCCGCATGGTGAAATGCAGGTACAAGGCGTTGCGCTCTTTGTGCTTCTTTATCCACTCCAGGTAAAACCAATGCTGTGGGGAATCCGGGTTGCAGGAGAACCACAGCTTTGCCCCGTCCACGGAGCAACGGGCCAGGGCCTGCTCCACAAAGGACCTGGGCATGAGCGCCACCTCGTCCAGCAGAACACCTGCCAGCGTCCGGCCCTGAATTAGGGCTGCGCTGGATTCATCCTTTCCGCCGAACACCTCGAACCAGTTCGTTACGGCCCCCCGGCGGACCTCCAGAATCTTCTCCGACCGCCGCCAGCGGATAGTGTACTTTTCTTTCGCCAGCGTCATAGCGGTAAACGGAACGATTATGTTCTTGCTTGCGCTGTCCACTGTCTTGCCGCAGATGCCGAACCGCTGGCCGGAAAACTCCCGCATTGCCCAGTCCACAAAGGCCCACATCATGATGGAGGTCTTGCCGGAGCGGACCGCGCCATCGCAGATGATGGCGTCGTAGCGGGAATAGGGGAAAGCCAGGATTTTCTTTTGCTGCGGGCTAATCATCGCTTCCCAACCCCTCCGCAAGTTCTCTCAGGCTCTGGCTCAAGCCGTCATCCTTGGCCGTATCGCCTGGTCCGCCGCCGAAGGCCGTGAATTTGTCGATGAGCGTCCCAAGCGCGGTAGTGATTTGCGCAGGCGTAGCCTCTGCCAACTTCTCCGGGTCGTTGAGCGCAGCCAACCCTTTACCGATGATCTCACACACAAGGCCCTTCTGGCTCTCCATGTAGGCCAGAATATCGGCGGTGTTCTCGTCTTTTTTCTGTTCACACTTTTCCACAAAATCCGCACTTTTCAAAACAATGTTCTTGACTGTGGTAGCGGATACACCGTTGATCTTCGAAACAGCGTTATAACTGCCCAGCTGCACATAGTCAGCAATGATTTTCTTCTTCTGCTTATCCGTCAGCCGTGCAGCCATGCTCACCACCTCATGTAAAAACTTTTGATCCCGCCCCCGTCTCATGCGACTGCGGCACGGCATATATACCCCTTTCGGGGTATGCTGTGGGTTTGGTCAGGCTTTCCGCTGGCCTGTATGTAAGCCGCTGTGCGGGTCACATCACAACTTGTTTCTGCGCTTCCTCTATGCGCTGTCTGGCCATCTCAAAATATCCGGGGTCTAACTCCACACCGATGAAGTCTCGGCCTGTATTGACGCAGGAGACACCAGTCGTACCGCTTCCCATAAACAGGTCAACAACGGTTTCGCCTGGTTTTGTTGCCTCTGAAATAATCCACTCCATCAACGCTTCCGGCTTTTCTGCTGGATGCCCGTGTGGTTTAATGCTTGACCACTTGAACCGCTGAATATCGTATAGACCACGGTTTTCTAGTTTGAAGTCAGGCATAGCCCACAGCGAAACCAGCTCATAAGACGGGCGCAAGCCTTTACTGCCCCCCGGCCCAATCCAGCACTTGTCCCACACAAGAACGCTTTCAATGGGCCAGCCAATATCACAGGACGCTTTCTGGAATGTCACGAAAGAACGCCAGTTAAGGAAAGACCACAGGCAACCAGTATCTTTCAAAATTCGCCTTGCTTGCCGCATCCATTCCGCATACCAAAAGGCAGCGTTACAATAATCGCCCCACGGGTTCAGTTTTCCTGCACCTGTCGATTTGGTGTTAATCATGTACGGCGGGTCAGTCAGCACCATATCCACGCTTCCGTCTGGAATGTCTTTCATCATTTCAAGGCAATCGCCCTGCATCAAATTCATACTTCTCACCTTTTCTTTTTTGGTGCCACCGCCCGCCTCATGCGGCGAGGAGAGGCATATATCCCCGGCAGCAGGAGGCCGACTGCCGGGTGCAGGAAGGAGAAAGAGATCGGGAGCACAGGGTATGCCCCCATGCTCCCATTGTCGCATACTATGAAGTTTCTCCTCCCACTTTTGTGGGCGGTTATCTTCCTTGTTTTGAGATGATTAGAGGTTAAATTCTGTGTACAAACGGGAAATTTGTCCTCCCCAACAAATAGTCTGTGCTGACCCCATAATAGTCTGCGATCTTGTATAAGGCATCCATAGATGGTTCCACTTCTCCTCGCTCGTACCTCCTTAACATATCAGGATGAAGCCCCATCAGTTGCGATGTAACTGTCATGCTCCTTACTGGCCGCATAGACTCTCTCATTCTCCTCAGCCTCTCCGGGAACTCGTTCAAGGGCTATCCCTCCTTCGGGCTTTCTGGGAGGGGCATCCAGTGGGTGACAATCCCAGGCCATCCTCTCCCCGTTCCTCTTTCGATTCCCCAGTGATCTTTGTAGTTGTGTTTAAAGTTGGAATATGCAAGGCCATCAAGTCCATAAATTTTGCTGTTACCCCAATATCTAGGGGCATAGACCAAATACCATCCATCCTTTTCCGGCAACCTCTCCTCAACGCTAATCCACTCGCTCACGCTGTCCGCCCTCCTCCGTCTTGAAGCAGACCACCCGCACCACATCATAGACCTGTATCTCTCTGCTCTTGAATGGGAACTGTTTGCAGTGCGGGCAGGTTATCGTTTCGAGCATTTCTTCCTCTGACAGATCATATCCTGTCCAATTCTGCGTAGTTTCGATGTAGGCGGCGTTGTGTTCACATTCAATGATGGGCTGTTCAATGTCGGTGTCGCTCCCATCATAGAGGAAAGTATCAACCAACAGATGCCCGATTTCCTTTCCGCATTTCTCGCACTTCATTGTCCGCCCTCCCCGTCGTGGATGTTGCCGCAGTGAATTAGCTTCGGCCAGTTTACAGGTTGCGCCTCGTCCTCCAGCGTCCAGTCGTTGCACAGTCCATCTTCGTCTGCCAACACATAGCGCCCTTCGCTTTCCCAATAGGTCACAATACCAAGAATGCAAATACACTCGTTGCCGTCCTCGTCCTCTCCCCATTCTCCCAGGCAGTCTCCAGTAAAAATCTTGTGTACTTCGGAGGACGGCCACGCTTCTCGCCGTATGTCGATGTTGGTGTACTCGCAGACCGTGGAGGGGTCAACCTCAATCGGTACGATATCATCACCCATTAAAATTTCACCTGTTCGTGCGTTCCTACGTCTGTAAGCCTTGTTTTGAAGGATAAATGCCCCACTGTATTCTCCCCAGTACGGGAATCCTTCCACCCACTCGCCATCACTCAGCCGCTTGGCTTTGAAAAGGATTTCTCTCATTCTTTGCCCTCCATCTCAATCAAAAACGCCACGTTTGTAGCCAGATGCCATAGATGAGGCAGGCCGCTTTCCTGATCGCACTTTTCCCCTTTGAGGTAGGCCAGCCAGTGCCGGTAGAGTGCGTCCCTGTAGCGCTGCGGCTCCACTTGCCTCCAATTCTCAGGATCATGGTACTTTTCGTTTCCGTACATGCGGACCGCTGTCACAGCATCGATCAGGCTAACGGGAGTGAGCGTAGGGCGAGGCTTCCCTGCGTCAGCTTTGGCTTGCTGGTTATCTTTTTCGATTGGCTTAAAATCTACACATGGCCCGTTAATATATCCTGATGACAAACAATCTTTTGCTATCCGACAGCTATTACACGGCTCTTTCATTCGGCACCTCCGATGATCTCTTGCAGGGTGTAGGACTGTCCGGGCTTAATGCTGGGGAACAAGTCCTCGTTGATATACAGGTGGTCAAACACCAGGGTAGATCGCTCCCCGAGGTTGGGTGTCCGCCTGATAGCCCCATCCTGCCCAAACACACGCTTAATGGTCTTGGCATCCTCCACCTCCTGCTCCGTCCAGCGGGGCTTGCGGATGATGCGGTCGGAGTGGTTAATTGCTCCTGTAAGTCCAGTGAAATGTACTGTATTATTGTGGTCTATGATAAGGCCTTTCCCCGTAACGGAATATTCAACCCCACCATATTCCCACCATTCTCCCACCTCAACCCCCAGCACCTGCGCAATTCTTGGTTTATCCATGTTGGCCTCCTCCTTTACCGGGGTACAATTTGTACCCTCATTTGATCCGTTACAATCTGAAACGGGTTCATCCTCCACCACCTCATAGCCCAGCAGGCGGGCGGCTTCGTTTGGATTAGCTTTTACCCACTTATCATTACGCTCAAGACAAAATCGGAGCCATGCTATAGCGAGGGCTTCGATTGTATATACTTCCGCCGTTTCAGGGTTCCGAAACTTCATGGCCTACCTCCTCAAAATGGATTCTCCCGCAGTTGTCATACCGCATCTGCTTGTCCTGTATGCCCCGCAGGATGATGTACGCCCGCCTAAGCTGGTCAATGTCAAAGTAGCCGAAGTGGCAGTCCTCAATAGGGATCTTCATTTCGTGGGCCAACCAGCGGTAAAGGTCGTTGCGCTTCTTGTGGGCCTTTGGCTTACCCTGCCAGAGTGGATCAAAGAGAGCGTGGCACATCTTCTTCCCTGTCCGCATCGGTTCATCTGCCAGCAGTCCCAGGGCTTCCCGTGGGCGGGGCTTATGCGTCCCCACATAGGCCCCACACCGTTCACAGAGATAACAATAGCCACTTCCGTACTCCCGGCCATAGACACGGGCATTAGAGCCATAAGTGACAGGCCCGCCGCAGATATTACACCGGGTCGGATGGGTGTTTATCATGGTCGGCCTCCTTCCTTTTCCACCCCCTGCACCGTTGTTCCGGCTCCATAAAGTCGGCGCGATGCGGCGAATCCCCGTTGCAGCACACGCCCTGGAAGTCCTCGTACCAGGCGCAGGTGGCGCAGCATTTAGTCATAGGGGTTTTCCTCCCCCATGTAGCAATATCCATCTGGCGGGACCGTATCTTTGATGTATGGGCAGAATATCCCGCCGGGGAAGGTTTTGAATGCTTCGCCGTGCCTGCATCGGGCGCACCTGACCACAGGCACGGCGGAGATGGTGGGGGCGTCATTTATGATATTCAATAGCCCATTCCAGCCTGCGCAATATGCCGCGGGAAGGATATCCTTACTACATCTTCCAACACCAAGTGCGGCTCTGTCAATCAGTTCCATGCTCGTCCTCATTGTTTATGCGAGCGCCGCACCACGGGCAGAAAGTAGCGCCCTTGTCTCCATCGTCGCTGTACTCTTTGCACTCCGAACAATACGGGATTTTTCCTGGTTCAAAAATCCATCTCCCGTGCCTGACCTCCGCAACGTCGGCGGCGGGGGCAGAAGATAGAGCGTCCCGACACCTTCTGGCAACCAGCTCATCGCAATCATCATGCATCTCATATTCCTGCCGCAAAACTTCAAGTTCCTGCACGGCAAGCGCCCTCTCGATGTACTCCTTCATGATCAATTCTCCTTCAAATAAAGCGCAATTTGAATAAGGCCGATCCCAAAAATCAAAACAGCTACTGACCAGTTAAGCGCGGTATTCCCATCCCCTTTTAGACCGAAATAAACATTCAGTGCCGCCAGGAAGAAATTCACACCAGCGTAAAATATCATTCTGAGTCTCCTCCTTTTTCATCCTGCTCCCTCCGTAGTGCGGCTTCCTCGCGGGTCAAGAAAACGGTTTTGCCGAAATCTTCAGGTATCAAATAACCGTCCCAAACCGGATATGTAATCTCTCCATCTGCGTTAATTTGTACGCCATCAAGACGACTCACGCTTGGGCAGTCATCACCTTTGCGCCACCGATAGATAATTTGGTCTGGTGTCGCAGGCAGCACCACGCACCGCCCCTCCCGGTCCGCCTGGGCCAGTTCGCGGAGGCGGTCAAGCCCCGTTGCCCCAATCTGGCGGATCATTTCTGTCAGATCTTCTCTGGCTCGTTCCGCCTGCTTCAGAGCGTGGGCCATGGCGGAATAGTCGCAAGGCTCCAAGCCCGTGTCCTCGTAGGCGGCGAGGCGGTCAACATCGTCACCCCGGAATTTCTCTGGAGTTCCCTCATCACTGTAAATGCCATCCCCAACAAGATAATAGCCGCGTTCATCTTTCTGTGTTGCGCGTTCCATGTCAGACCTCCTCGTGCCAATTTTGTAATGCATGTTTTAGGGTCTCATTCTCCCGCTTCATCTGATCCAACTCGGCCTGCGTAGCATGGCAAACCGCCTTTTCTTTCTGATACATTTCCCGCAACCTCTCGTTTTCGTCCTGGAGCATGGAGAGGGCGGTGGCGGCATCTTCTAAAAGGGGTGCGTCCGGGTCCTCAAGATCCTGCCATGATGGGGATCTAAGGCTGACGATCAGCTTTTCAATGTCCATTTTTTCCTCCTTGTGGTATAATCGGCGTGAGGTGATATATATGCTGTCAGATGAAAACTACAATGCGCTTCTTAAATTTCGCTCCGGACCAGTCAGCGGGAAAATGGATAGTCGTATGAGATATTTTCGGGAACAAAAATATATCGAGCCAAACAGTTATCGTACGGAAGGTTCCCCAGACGATTTATCCATCAATCCCACATCCTGGCGCCTCACTCCACGCGTCGAAGATGCTTTAGCGGAGTTCGAGTATCGCGCCAAGCAAGAGTCCAAGAACGACTCCGAAAATAAGCGAGAGCGCATATTTCAAGTGCTTCTGGTTTTTCTTGGTGCGATTATTGGCCTGTTGATTGAGAGGATTTCTGGCATCACCGCTTGGATCAGTTCTTTCTTTTGACATCAGGGTTCCTCCTCTCCCTCCGGCGGGCGGCGGTAGAACACCCAATGCGGGATTTCTTTCACATCGTAAATGCTACCTGCCGGTGTGATGATATGCCCATGCTGGCACAGACACCAGTACCCGTTCCCGCCCTCGATGGGTTTGCAGGCAACCCATACAGGCTCGTCCATCTCCCACAGCTGCTCCAGCGTCAGCGGGTCGTTCGGCGGGGTGAGGGTGGGATCTCCCTCCAATGCAGAGATCAGCATATCAATGATTTGAGCCGCTTGATGATATGTGTCAGTGCTCCTCCATGCATCAGCAGCTTTCTTTGCCAGCCGAATAGTTTCATTGTTCCGGTCCATCTTTCAGCGCCTCCAATCTCTTCCCCTGTCTGTCCCTCGCCACTGGGGTTATAGGGCGACCACAATTGGGGCAGTAGTGCATATTTCCAGATACATCAATAGGCCCTTCAAAAGGTCCATAAAACTGAACCTCTCCAATTGCTAAACCTGCGTCTTTGCAAGCTTCGCACCCAGGCCACACCTTCTCCACCTGCTCCCTACTGATGGGGCGCAGGGCGGAGAGGGCCAGCGTAAATGCGTCCCTGATTACCGATTTTCCAGGATACATCTCCCTGGCTGTCATCAGTATCTCAACCGCTTCTTCCCGTGTCATTTCATCCCCTCCAGCATCTCCATCTCCTCCGCGCTCAGGATCGGCGCGCGGGTGTTCCAGGCGAGGAGGGCTGAATCCTTTGCCCACTTCTTTTTCAACGCCCACCGTCTCAGTTCCATCCAGCAATCCCGGCATTTAATTGATGCCAAATATCCCATATCTCCAGACGGGGCTCCGCGCTTTTCAAAACAAACAATTCCGGCTTTTCCGCCACACATACACGGCAGAAGCACCCCCGCATCCGTCAGCCGCCTGGCGGCCTCGTGGTCGCCCAGGAGGGCCCTTTGCTCTAATTCTAGCATAGCTTTCCTCGCTTCCTCAATATGGACTTATATCTCCTCAGTGTATCAAGCGGCATACCGCCCATCCTTCGGCAGATCTCCGCCTCTGTCATTCCGGCCCTGGTCAACAGCATCACCTTGTCGATGTCATATTTGAGCCTTTGACCGCCTCTCTCTTCCGGGATATCCCGCTTTGGCTCTGGATCATACTCCGGACACGACCTTATGTGGTAGCTCTCTATGTAGCCGCCCTTTGTGCCGCCCTGTCCTCGTTTTTTCGTTTTGTTGGCCCTCCATCCCGGAACAGGGGAGAAGCTTCGGCTCCAGGAGCACCCTCCGCATGCTTTCTGACAGGTCCAACATGGATTTTCATGCATACGGCCTGCCCCCCGGCATGATCTCGACCTTGATGGCGCCCCCATCCCAGAACTCATGCGACACCATCTTGACCCATTTCCGGTTATCATCCGGTAATATGTAGCCTTTCATTGCGTCCAGAAACGCTTTCCCTAAAACTGCATGATTATCGCAGTCCAGGCCGTCATCCCAATAAAATCTCACCTTCACCGGTCGGTCTAGCATCCTGTTCTTAATCCCAGCTTTATGCATAGCTGCTCGGGCGATCATGTGGAGCTCTTCGGCATCCTTCCGCCGCTTCTGTGGATGCTTGCCCGCATAATAGGCGTTCAGGCCAAATCTTCGGTTCCATTCTGACTTCCCTTTTTTGGTCGTTGGGTAGTTGATAATAAAACTCAGCATTTCCCTGCCTCCAGGCTCTTTTGTTCTGTCATCGACCCTATCATGGCCTTGATATCTGGCGGGAGCGCATCATACTCCCGGTCTGCCGCCCGTCTGGCTCTGTAACTGCGCTGGAAATTTGATGCAATTACGGTCGAAAACGTGTTTTCATCCGTCTTTGCCCAATCGACCAGGACAGATGGGTCATTGACACATCTCTGGATGTCGTTCGGGAGCGACCGATATGCCTTTTCCGGGGCGTTCCAGTCCAGCTTGCGAACGGCCTTTGCAACGATCGCCCAAGCTTCTCCTTCGGTCCGCTCCTGTGGAGCGGTGATCTGTCTGACTTTTGCCTTGACGGTCCCAATGCTAGGCGGAAAATTTCCAGGGTCAGAGACGATCAGCGCCTTTATTGCAGCGGCCACGACCGCCGCATCATCGTCCGCAAACATGCTTGACCACAAGATCAGTGCCTTTTGAGGATCAGGCGCATTTTTCCCGTTGTAAAACTGCGGATATGCGATAGTCAGGATATCCATGATCTGTGCGGTCTCCTGTAGCGTCATGTCTGGCCCTCCATTCCCGCTGCGATCTCAGCAAACGTCTTTTTTCGAGTATTCTCTGCCTGCGCTTGCTTAGGATAGACTGACTGCCAGCAGTGCAGGACCGCCTCGTTGAGAAGTTCGATGCGCTCATAGCCTGACGCCGCATCATCTAGCTTCGTGCATAGCTGCCGCTTTGCCCGGTCTGTCATGGGACGCTTTATACTTTTCCGCATCTGCTCAAAGTCCCGAAGCGCAGCCAAAAGCTCTCTGTTCTCCCCAGCATACTCGGCAAACACATCCCCGCCCCCCTTGGGGGGGCTTGGGGGGGTATTATTCTCCTTCTCCTTCTTTTTCTTCTTCTCCTTCTCCTTCTCTTTGGCATTTTCGGCATTGCCGGACATGCCGTTGCATGCCGTGGCATCCCACCGCTTTCTCGCTTTCTCTGCTTGGGCGGCGGAATACTCATCATAGGACTTCTTATCCCGGTCTATCTGAGACTTGAAGGCTGGAAACAGATATCGCTCATTCCCACTGAGCTGCGGCACTTCTCCCGTCTTACTGTATAATAGGCAAGCCGTAAAAAGTCGCCCCTTCTCAGCGTCTGTGAGGGCTTCCATTACCTCCAGGTAGCTGTGATAGGCCGGGAAATATTCCCTTGCCATCGTATTTCACCCCCTCAGAACGGGAGTTCTCCATCCTGATCTGTAAGCTCAGAAAACTGCTCCTGGTCATCATTTCCATATTGAGCATCGGACCCAGGATCTCGTTTGGAGTCCCCGAAGTAGACATTGCTTGCAATGACCTCAGCACTCCGGCGTTTGTTGCCGTCCTTGTCCGTCCAGTCACGGAGCTGAAGGCGGCCATCTACCACGGCCATGCGACCTTTTGTGAAGTAGCGGCTGACAAACTCTCCGGTCTGCCGCCAGGCTACCACATCAATAAAATCGGTAGTGCAGTCTCCAGTAGCCTTGTCCTTAAAATCCCGGTCCACCGCCAGAGTGAAGGAGGCCACAGCCGTTCCGGTCTGGGTGTGCCGGAGCTCTGGATCTCGGGTCAAACGTCCCATAATAGTGATATGGTTAAGCATTTCTATTCTCCAATCTGTATTCGGCATAGCTGACACTATCGCCATACCTGTTTTTTCCTGATACCATACGGCGGGAGATAGGATGTCCAGCATGACGCAGGTCCCAGATACGGGCCCCCAGGCGGTAGCATCCAAGGTCCTGAATGGCCTGCATGGGGTTGATGGTCCCAAAGTCCTCCATATAGTGCAGCACTCGCTCACACTGTGTCAGTCCCATTTTTTGTACCTCACCTTCTCCTCGCTCCAGTCAGGGTAAAATCCTTTGAGGTAGTCGATGATATAAGTACGGATGTCCTCCCGGCTGTTAAATCCCAACGGGCGAAGCCGGTCCATAAACAGTCCTTCATCAAAAGCATAGTGACATTTATCACAGAGGGTGACGATGTTCTCCTCGACCCCCATTCCGCCCTGAGATCTGCGCACCACATGACAGTGGGGACCGCCAGGAGCACCGCAGAGGATACAGGTTGCCGGGCCGTGGTTACAGTCTCTTTCGGCCACAGCAGCCTTTACCTTCACCGGAATGGATGTTGCCCTAGTCTGACGATGCACGTCCCCATTCCTCCTTCATAGCCGCAAGCTTTTCAGGCGGCAACGTCTCAATGCCAAGGTCTTTGCAATCCTGCACGATGCTGTCAATGAGTCTGGACATCTGCTTTGTGTTATAGGTAGAGGAACCATAGTAGGCCCTCACCACCACCCGGTCTCCGTCTCGGCCATAGTCTACCTGTTCTGTGGGCCATCCAGTGCCAAGCTTCTCCCATGCCACTCGGAAAGTCTTTGCTTCATCCTCGGTCAATGAAAAGTCCTTATATGGACCAACTTCCCGAACCTTCTGGAGATAGAGTTCCTCCTTCGTGGAGCGGATAGCGTCCGCCAGCTTGTCCAAAAGGACCCAGCAGTAGGCATTGGCATCCAGGCTCCGCTTTTCCCGGTGCTCCTTGATCTCGCAGTCATAGAGACGATTTTGCTTGTCCAGGATGAAGGTTCTGGCTAGAGCTGGCTCATTGACTTTTATACAGAGCCATACTCCGCCGTCCATCTGTATCTTGGCATCTTGAAATGTAAGATTCATTTACTTGCCGCCTTTTCAGCCGAAAAAGCTTTCTTTTGGCACGCCGGACATAAGGGACGACCAAATCTTCCGGTGGAGTATGTCACGATCTCTTGTGCAGGCCAATCGCTTCCATCTCGTTTCAAAGTCCCAAATATGGTTTGTCCACAGTCAGAGCAAAGCGTCCCATGGTGTGATTCATTCCCTCTTCTGGTCCGCTCAGTATATTCGTCCGTGTCCGCATCCTTGGTATCGTCAATACAGAACAGACCATTCAGAGCGTATTTTCTAGCATAGCTGGATGCGGTTCCGGTAATCTGAGCCTCATCCATTCCCTTCTTCTCAAACGCTTCACGAGCGTATGCGCTGTTTTTAATGACTGCTTCGCTGTCTGTATCCCTAAGTGTTGCGGTGGCGCAGATATAATACCGGTCGCCTACATTCATCAAATCGTCTCCGACCGTGAGGACAAGCCCATATTTCTTCAACAGTGGTTTTACTGCTTCCAGAATATCCTCACAAGAGCGGTATTTATAGCCACCAAATTTATTTGTCTGTCCTTTAGGCGCTTTCAGCTCTGATTGCAGAGCCAAAACTCGTAAAATAAAGCTCTCCATATCTTCCTCCTAATTCAGCCATTCCCGGTAGTCCGGTCCGTTCATTTCAATGTATTCCTCTAAGATATCCGGGTATCCAAGGCGAAGCCATCTGATAAGGAGATCGGGTCTCTCATTGATAAACTGCTCCCGATTCTCTGGGCTGTCTTGATTCTCTGAGTTCACATATTCTGGATATCCCGTCCGCATGGCAGCGGTGATGTCTGGATGTTCGATGTTCTCCATTTCATCACCCCATGACCCAGAAGGCAAATGCCATACCGCCCCAGAAGGTCAAGCAGAGCATTGCTCCTACTCCGATCATCCACCGGACCTCTCGGGCCCTCTGGCGGCGCTCTTCTCGTGTTCTCATTTCTTCCTTCTCCTATCCCATATGTCCCAAATTATCAGCGCCATTGCTACAATAATGCAGGCGTATGCGCCCACTAGCATCCACTCACGCAAGCTGCTTCCCTCCCAACGTCATCAAATAAAACCACTGCTCCTGAGAGAGACGAACCTCCTGCTCGTCCAGAATCTTTGCAATAGAGCCTTCGCCGCATCCGATCTCATGGGCAAGGCCCCTTTGTGAGAGCCGGTGCCGCTCCATAGCTCGCTGGGTGATGCGGCGGATGGTCTCATTCGGCGTCATCATCTCGCCTCCCCATATACCGGATCAGCTCATCAAACGTCATCCCATACACCTGAGTGTTCAGCCAATCCATTTGGTTTTTGACATCACCGCCAAGCTCTCCGAGCTCCTTAATGGAGCTGAGGCGTCCGATTTTTGTCTCTTTCTCTGCCATATTTTTTTCCTTTCCGGCTTGACAGAGAACGAATGTTCTAGTATCATATATCCATCAAGCCTAATTGCCTACTCAGTTAGGTTTGCCAGCCCTCGTCGGTGTTCCCGCACCGGCGGGGGCATCCTTATACCATCCCACGGCTCTGTACGATTGCCTTAGCCACAAGATCTGTTTCATAGCCTCGCTTTCTTGCTCCAAGGCGGACGGCTGGAACATCGTGTTCTTGGGCCCATCGGTCCCCGCTGGATGGCTTTGGGTAATAGCCCATCTCCCGAGCCACGTCTACAGGGGACATGATCCCGCCGTGTCTCTCATACAGTAGCCGACGCTTTTCGGCTATCTCTTTGCCCAGCGCACTTTCTGTTCGTTGGGTCTCTCTTCTTTGCATGGCTCCTCCTTTCTGCCGCGGATGCGGCGTTTTGGTTGTCCGCCTCCCCCTTCTGTGATAAAATATAAGCGGGTGGAAGGAGGTGAAGCTATGGATTTTGGGGATTGGCCTGCTTGGGTTGCTCTTTCATCTGCCATCATTTCTCCCGTTGTAACCGTTTACTTAAATAATAGACATCAAGAAAAAATGGAGCTAATGAGGCAAAAAGCTGAGATTGCAAACTCAATTTCAATTGCCTGCGAGGAAATTTTATCTGTATCCTATATGGACGCAAAAGATTTCCCAGGGTTTTCACGCAATGTAATGTCCGCTTCTGGGCTTTGCGGACATGTGTTTACAACTGAAGTCTTTTACGCTGCCCGCTCTATTGAAATTTCAGCTCACTCCGGTAAAAAAATCAAAGACATAACTCTAGTACTCAAAAACAGTAGAAATATTTTTTATTCTGAATGGGCTATTGAGATATGCAGTAGACTTATGGAAAAGAGAAATGAAATGCTACTAACAGGATTACAGAAAAGGAAAGTGCGGCAATAATTAGTCCGTTTATCTCACGATCAAAGGCGAAACAGATAGCGATATATGCGACTTCAACGAGAGACAGTCCAAAAGCAAACCACTGAAGAATGTCCAGCCCTCCATTCATTTAACTTTAATCTCCATTATTGCGCTGAAAGGACAATGCAGCTATTAACAAGCGCCGCGACTGCCATTACAAGTACAGACCATTGGACCACCTCATAGATTATGGGGTGGTTTTCTTTTAACCAAAGCCACATGTGTTTCACCCCCTCTTCATTCCCCGCCCCGTCAGGGGCGGGCCTCTTTTTCTCCGTTGGTCTGTTCCTTTTTCCTGCGCTTCCGATTGGGCTTGTCCCGGCATCCCTCTGCATATCCTGCGATATAAAGAAGGGCTTCTTTGGGCAGCCCGGTCAACTTCTCTGCCACAGTCTGGGCATCTGACAGTTTTCTGGTGTCAATTACAGGCATTTTTTCACCTCCATCTTCGTCTAACGATATACTAACATAGTTTAACGAATATGTCAACACTTTTTCTTCGCTGAGCGAATATTTTTCTTGACTTATTTCTGTGCTTGTGTTTTAATATGTATCAGACAGGAGGTAAAAAAATGGAGACCATTAATGACCGCATTGCTTGGTGCATAAAAGACGCCGGAATAAAAAAAGCTGAGTTTGCACGAAAGCTCAATTTATCGCAACCATTTGTTTCAGAGCTTTGTTCAGGGAAAAACAACCCCAGCGACCGCACCATTGCCGATATTTGCCGTGAGTTTAATATCTCCGAGCTCTGGCTGCGAACCGGGGAAGGTGAACCTCATATTCAGCGAGATGAGGATGAAGAGTTCCTTGAGGTTATGGAGCAGATTCATATGTCAGATGATGAGCTCATCAAGCGGATCATCAAGGCATATTGGTTTATGGAGGATGAAGAAAAAGCCGCCATCAGAAAACTGATAGACGGCTTTACAAAAAAATAAGGCCCCGGTTTATCGGAGCCTTTTAATCATTTTTTATATATCTTTTCAAGGATGAGTGCCCGTGTAAGTAGGGATTTCAAATAATTTTCATCTTTGTTTCTATCTAGGACAAGTTCTATTTCTTTTTTAAGTACATCTAACGTCTCGTTCTTTTGTTCCATGAAGTGCCCTCCCGTCAGGTTTTTTGTATGGCCCAATTATAGAACTTATGTTCTAGTTTTGCAATACATATTTTACCTAAATTTTAGTGCAGATTTTTTCCACTGGCACCTTCCAGAAAGTCCAAATTATTGGACATTTTGTATGTTATAAGCAAGTGTTAAAACTTGATGTGTGTGACTGAAGTACCAAAATGCCGGAAGCATTAACGGATAGAGAGAGGGATAAAAATGAAAACATGGAAAATGGTATCCGGAATATTGTCACTTGTATTTAGCGCCATAGTCCTTTACCAATCCTGGGCCGCCTCAATCCTAGACCGACTGGCTGACGCATTCCTTGATATCAATAGTAACAGTGGTGCAGTTGGATATCTTGTTGCCGTTTTTATGATAGCTGGTGGAATTGTATCCATTGTTACGAGGAGAGGAAGAAAAAGCGGAGATATCACCTTAGCGATTTTGTATGGACTTGCTGCATTGGTTGGATATACTTCTTTTGGAGTCTATAAAGATCTTGTTTTCTGGTCTACTTGGTGTCTTATTTGTGCGATTCTTGCCGTTATCTCACTTGTGAAGGGGAAAAAGAAGGTTTCTTCAGCCTATTCTGGATTTAACCTAAAATCCGAAGACCTTATAACTGCCGATGGGATGATGGAGTATTGCCATTATTTCAATACATTCAATGGTGTATCTGAAAGTGAAAGCCGTAAATTATTTGAACATGCAGCTGCCTCTGTTGCTCCAGATCCTCAAGTTACCATGGCCTTTGTTGCTTATCGAATTTTTTCTGGTGAGGACAGGAATCCAGAGTTATGTGCCTGCGCATTATCCAATTCTAAGTTAATTGTTGCGTGTGAAAATGCTTTAGAGACGTATCCCGTTGAGTCTATTTTCTCTGCGGAAAATGAAATTTTTGAAAATGATGGTGCTCTAACAATCAAATACAATAATGGAATTGTTCGACTTGGTATGGAGAAAAAACTTGCCCAGAGTCTGTCTGCAAGTCTTTGGAAGTCCATCCAGGAATGTCAAAACGAATTGCTTAATGGATCGAGCCTTACGAAAAATAAGCCTTGGATTAGAAGACATCCATGGATTTTAGGTGTGGCCGGGATTATTGTTGTGGCCTTGGTGCTTTCTTCGCTCCCAGAAGGTAATAGGCGAGAAAATAGCCCTGCTGAATTTGATAATCAAACTCAACAGAGCACGGGTTTCTCCTCCTTGAGTGGAGAGACGACATCTGTTGGGGCAGTCGAAGATAGTGCCACCATCGGGGAGAGAAACGCACTCAGTCAAGCAAAAAGCTATTTAGAGTATTCAAGCTTTTCTGCTAACGGATTGATTGAGCAATTAGAGTATGAGGGATACACCACTGAGGAAGCGCAATACGCTGTAGCCAATTGCGATGCTGATTGGAATGAACAAGCGCTTAATAAGGCGTTGAGCTATCTGGAGTTTTCATCCTTTTCATATAGCGGGCTTCACGAGCAACTGACATATGAAGGTTTTTTGCCTACTGAAGTCCAGTATGCTGTTGATAATTGTGATGCCGATTGGGATGCCGAAGCGGCCGAGGCTGCGGAATCTTACATGGATTTAAAGGCATTTTCCAAGGATGGTCTAATTGAGCAGCTTCTTTATGAAGGATTCACAAAAGAACAGGCGGAGTATGGTGCAAAGCAGGTCGGATACTAATGATAAACCATCTCACCCCCGAAAATATCACCTCATGGACCGTAGAGAGAATCAAGTCCCTGGACGATGACTCGTTCTGTGCTGAAGCTCGTGCGTTTCTGATGTACGCCCAGGCGCACCGGAAGGGAATGTCAGAGGAGGGTCTACGGCATATCATCCAGCAGACTGAGCAGATCAACGCAGAACTGGACAGGAGGGAGAAGAGGAGGAAGGGGTTCTTTAGGCTTTTGGGGAAATAA